CGGCGATAAGCCAGGTAAGTCTAAGTTTGCTATTAAAGAAGAGAATTTACGCATTTTGGCCGCTTTGAAAGCTGATTACAAAGCTAAGCGCGTTGCTTTCAGTAATTATATGATAGCAGAGAGGGTTTTAACGAGGAGTAAGTACCCAACTATTTCTCAACATTTCTTGGAGTTGTTCCCTCGGCTTTCGCGCGTGCCTATGTCACAGCTTATTCTTTTCAAAGCAGATTTCACTAAGGGTTTTAATTCAGGTATGAGTGCACGCGTTTCCGGTAGGCCAGACCGTTCTAGTTCTGATCCATCACAAAAGAACATGTGCAATTTTCATAAATGGCTCCAAACTGTAGATTTAGAGTCAGTTCACCAAGAGATGGTGTCTCCCAAGAAGTTATCAGTGCTCAGGTTGCGTCGCAAACCTGTTAAGCACAAGAACATGCATATTGTTCTCGATGATTTGAATGGTAACAATGGAGAGTTCACCGGTGATGATGATCTAGCATCTGCAGCATGGATGAGTTCTGATTTCGGCAATACCCAAGTTGGCGACGTGTACGAGGGGTTTTCAAAAACCAAACACAAAGCTAAGAAGGGCGAAAAACCCAAAAAATCAAAATTGGCCAAATTGTGCACACATTTTTCTTCTATGGGTGAGTGTGCTTTTGGTGACGATTGCAAGTTTACGCATGACACTTCTTTGCTTGATAAACCAGAAATTATTTGGCCTGATGACATTGTCTCAGCTTCAAAGGCTGAACTACCTACCAAGACTTTGTATGTCTCCAACACACATATTGCGTGGGATGGTGAGTTTATTTACATTGATGGTGTCAGCTTGTGTGGTAAGCAAGCACCTTCACGCTTAGATGTTGGCACGTCAGCTGAAGGTGTAGGGTGTGGTTGGTTCATTATGGTGCACTCTACCAAGACTAAAGATTGTAAGGTCCACGTCATTACTGACCCTATAGTACACCATCGTTTGCCTTCTCAACGTTATTTAGACAATTGGGTTGCAGGTTTTGATGGACCCGTATTTCAGCCAGCTTTAGAGCGTATTATTCGTGAAATACCATGTCTTGGCATTGTTGATAAAGCTAAGAGTGCTACAGCACTTGCTATCATTTCACGATTTTTTAAAGGTTTACCTGATTATTTAGTGATTAACACACACAGGTATTGGTCTTTGCGTAATTTGGCTTTCAAGCGTAGCACTTTAGAGTCCACAGACACTGCACGTGTATTGGCTCAAGAACGGGTTGAATTTTTACAATCACAGTACAATTCTTCATTGATGGCACAAGTTTACCGTGATAACCATATTAGTTACAATACTGTGACATGGTTACCAGTACCTGCATCAGAGTGTGCAGTTAAACCTCCCGCCATTTTGAAATTTAATTTTACTGCTGTGTGTAAAGGTGTTGTGTGGGATAGGGAGTCATTAGACAATCCCTACCCAATTTTTAACACGCAAGCTTCCCATTATAGGTGGTATACCACCCAAATGTGTCGCTTTGAAGGTACAGGCCCAGCGTTTGTTGTTTATGATAACACACCACACAATATGTCATTGGCTA